CCCTCCGCCACCGCCGCCTCCTGAGATCGCCGTCTCTGGCAACAGCGTTGACATCGTCAACGGCGACGCCACGCCGAGTGCCACCGATCATACGGACTTCGGGTCGACCACGCAGGGGGGCGGCACGGTCTCGCGAACGTTCCGCGTCTACAACAACGGCGGATCAGACCTGACCATCACGGATCTTCTCGTTCCGCTCGGCTTCACAGTCACGGACGGCTTGCCGCTCTCGATCTTGCCGGGCGGCGAGTACGACGAGTTCACCGTGCGCCTCGACGACAGCGTCGTCGGCGTGAAGTCGGGCAACATCTCCATCGCGAACGACGACAGCGACGAGAACCCGTTTACCTTCGCGATCACGGGCGAGGTGACCGCGGCTCCGCCCGGCGGCTCACGCTTTACGAGCAACGTCCTTGTCCCCGTGTGGGGGCTCGTTCGCTCACCTGTTGTTGGGGCCTGACATGGCGCTTGCCCACGATCTCGGAGACAGAATCGAGCTTCGGGCCTCTTTCATCAGCGCGTCTGGAGCTTTCGCAGACCCGACCGAGGTGACGTACCGGGTGAAGTCGCCGGACGGCGATGTGACGGTCTACACCTACGGCGGGGCGACGGTGACGAAGAACGCAGTCGGCAGTTACTCCGTGTGGATCACGCCGACAGTGTCCGGCGATTGGGCTTGGCGCGCGGAAGCGACGGGCTCTGTGGTCAATGCTGTTGAGGGCCGCTTCCGCGTCGCCGCTTCGGAGGTGATCGATGGCTAGCGCGCGCGATGTGATCAAGGGTGCCCTGCGGCGCATCGGCGTGATTGCGGCTGGTGAAGACCCGGCCGCGGAGGATGCGGCGGACGCCCTGACGGAGCTCAACGGCCTGATGTCGAACGCGCGGCGCGAAGGCATCGACTACGTGCATGCGACGCTGCGGCTGACTGACGCGCTCACGATGGACGATGGCTTGGCGATGTACTGGCGCGATGTGCTCGCGCTGCGTCTCGCCGAGGAATACGGGCGGCCTGTGACGCCAGGGCTGTTCGAGGCCGCCGACACCGCGCGTCGGATGCTGATGGCGGCACACAAGACGCCGACCAGCGCGAGCATCGACGAGGCGATCTATCGGCCTATCACGTCGTCGTTCTACGGAGCCTCTGATGGCTGATGTCGATTACCAGCTCCCGATGCAGTTGCTTGAGGCGCTCGGTCTCCGCGGCTGGGAGGCGTCTCAGCCGCGCGTCTATTGGGGCCTCCGCCGGCCTGATGGCCTGCCGGACAACTGGTCATCTCCGAATGCGGCCCTTGCGGGCGGCGCTGGCTGGGGCGGCTACCAAGGCGGATACGGCGTATCCTCTGGCGGCGGCGGAGGCTACGGCACGGCCACCGGAGTTGGGGGCGGCGTGCCGCTGGCATCGTTCTTCGCCGCGCCTCGCGCCTCCGTGGCGGATGTAGGCGGGGCTGGCGTCGGGGGGCCTGAGTCCGGCCCTGGCGTCGGGATGAACGCTCAAGCTGCGTCGTTCGGCGACTTCCTTGGATCGCTCACGTCGCCGATCGGGGCATTCACGTCGTTTGCGGGCCAGGCGCTTGCGAACGGTCTTGCCGGTCGCCCCAGTACGCCGATCACCAATCTGAGCCTGTCGAGCCTTCTTGGCGCGGCGCGGAATGCGATCAGCGGCGGGAGCGACGCAAGTGGGGCCGCGCCGCCGGATTTCGGGTCGGCACAAGTGAACGCCGGGGCCAACATCGCCGGCGGAGACTACGTCGGAGCGGCGCTTGATATCGCAGGCTCGTCGCCGAACGTTGCGGCAGACGCTGGCTATCAGGGCGGCGGCTACGACGGAGGCCCGCAGGGCGCGCCGGATGCCGGCTACGCTGGCGACCACTCCGGGGCCGAGTACGCGACTGGGGGTCCCGTCACTCTCGACCGATTGATCGGACCGAACCCACCGGGACCGGATGACGGGTTCGCTGCGCTTGATGCTGGCGAGCACGTCTTGACGGCTGCCGAGGTCCGCGCGCTCGGTGGTCACGCGGGCGTGATGCGCTTGCGCGAGCTGCTGCGCCGCTGATGCGCCCGCCGTTCGCTGTCCAGTCATACCCGGCGCGGTCGCCGACGGTATCGGCGCAGCGCGTTGTCAACGCCTACCCGGAGATCCAGCCGGAGGACGCCAAGGAGAAGCTCGTCCTTTACGGGACGCCAGGAGCAACGCTGTTCGCGACGGCGGGGACGGGGCCGATCAAGGCGATGGTCCGCGCGGCCGGCGCCGTCTACTGCGTCAGCGGAACGGCGGTCTACAAGGTCACGAGCGACGGGACGGCAACTCTCATCGGTTCTGTGGACGAGGCCGACAACGTCACGATGGACCGCAACAGAGATCAAGTGATCATCGTCACGCCGCCCGCGATGTGGGTCGTCGACACGACGACGGACACGCTCGCGGAGGTCACTGACCCGGACTTCGAGGGCGCGTCGTCGGTCGCCGTTCTGGACGGGTACGCACTGTTCACGAAGCCGGAAAGCGATCAATGGGGGCTGACGGCGATCAACGACGCCAGCGACGTGGACGCCCTCGACTTCGCAACCGCTGAGAGCTCTCCTGATGAACTTGTGCGCGTCTTCGTCGACCACCGCGAGGCGTGGCTGTTCGGAACTGAGACCATCGAGGTTTGGTACAACTCCGGTGGGGCCGACTTCCCGTTCCAGCGCGTGAGCGGCGCTCATCTTGAGGTGGGATGCGCGGCATTCAAATCGCCGGCGAAGATAGACAATTCGGTGTTCTGGCTCGGCGATGACCTCAAGGTGTACCGGGCGCAGGGATACCAGGGGCTCCGTGTCTCGACGCACGCGCTTGAAGAGGCCATCGGCAAGATGGCGTCAGTCTCGGACGCCGTTGGCTGGGTCTACAACCAGCGGGGGCACGCGTTCTATGTGCTCGTGTTCCCGACCGGTGGCGCGTGCTGGGTCTACGACGCTGCGACGCAGTTGTGGCACGAGCGGGAGAGCTGGGGCCGCACGCGCTACCGATGGAACTGCGCCACAGAGACATTCGGCCGCGTGCTCGTCGGCGACAGCGCCACGGGCGGAATCTATGCGCTCGATCTCGACACTTTCACCGAGGCGGGGTCTCCGGTGCGTAGGCGTGTGATCGGTCCGAGCGTCCATGCGGACGGAAAGCTGGCCTTCTCGCCGCGCCTGGAAGTCGAGTTTGAGCCTGGAGTCGGGATCACGACAGGGCAGGGGTCGGCTCCCGAGGTCATGTTGAGATGGTCGGACGATGACGGCCGATCGTGGTCGCCGGAGTATTGGCGATCGCTTGGCGCGATTGGAGACGGCAGCGCGCGAGCGATCTGGACGCGGCTAGGCGCGTTCCGGCGGCGCATCTACGAGCTATCGATGAGCGACCCGGTCAAGTTCGTCTGCATTGCGGCGAATCCGTCCCTTGCGGCCTCGCCGCGCGACTAATGGCGACGCTCCCGCCGATCCCCCCCAAGCTGCAAGCGCTCGGGAGGTCGGTGGTTCGCTGGCTTGAGGACGCGATCAAGGTCATCACGACGGCCGACACGACGCTATCGACGCACACGGCACTTACCACTGCGCACGGGGCGAATGGCGCGATCGTCGGCGCGAACGATCTCGCCACTACGTCGACTGCTGGGCTCGTCAAGAAGGCTGTCGCGAGCAGCGACGCGTCTTCTAGCGGCGTTTCAGTTGCGTCCGCTGACGTAGCCGCGGCTGGCGCGGCGTACAGCCAGGCGCATACGAACACGATCGTCACTCTCGCGAACGAGACGAAGGCCGACGTGAACACGTTGGTCTCCGATCTTAACGCGGCTGTCGCGTCACTCAACGACTTGAAAGCACGGCTGCGCACAGCCGGCATTCTCTCAACGTGAGGCTTTGAAATGGTCGACTGGCTAGGCGGTCTCCTCGGTCTCGGCTCGTCGCTTGTGTCGGCTGGCGCCGGCATTTACGCGTCCGACCAGGCGGCGGACGCGGGCAGCGCTGCGGCGGCGGAGAGCGCGCGCGTTCAGCAACGGATGTACGACCAGACGCGCGCGGACTTGGCCCCACAGCGTCAGGTCGGAGAGACTGCGCTTTACTCGCTGGCGGACATGCTTGGTATACCGCGCCCGTCGCCGGACGGTGGGCTTACGCCTGCCGGCGGGTTCACCGCGACGCCGGGCTATCAGTTCCGACTGAACGAGGGCATCAAGGCCCTCGATCGTTCGTCGGCCGCGCGCGGCATGAACCTGAGCGGCGCGCAGTTGAAGGGCGTTCAGCGGTTCGGAGAGGGGCTCGCGTCGGACGAGTGGAACAACTACCGAAATGGCGTTGCGCAGCTCGCCGGCTTTGGCAACAGCGCTGCGGGGACGCAGAGCAGCGCAAATCAGGCGCTAGCGGCCGGGCTCAGCAACTCGGCCATCGCAGGCGGGCAGGCCCGCGTCAGCGGATACGCGAACATGGGCAACATCGCGAGCAACGCGGCGGGACAGATCCCGCTTTACTACTACCTCTTCAATCGGATCTGACGACCCATGCCGTTCCAGTTCCAGATTCAGCCGCAGAACAGCGCGCTCCAGACGATTCAGGCTGTCGAGGCGTTGGAAGGTCAGCGCGAACGGCGGCAAATCAATCGCGAGACACTACAGCTCCGCATGCAGGAAGCGGCGCAGAAGATGGACGAGAGGCAGCGTCAGCGAGCCCAACAAGGGCTTGATGGGATCGCTCGCGTTGCTGGGGCCGCTCGCAGCAGCGCAGAATGGGACGCGGGAATCCAGCAGCTCATTGCGCAGGGGTTCTCCGAGTTCAAGGATGAGCTTGGAAAGTGGTCCCCTGATCGCGCCGCCTTCAACTTGCGAAAAGCGCAGGACGCCAAGACGCTTTTCGAAAATTCGCCGGAGCATCGCGCAGAGATGGTTCGGCTGAAGGCTGACGAGTACAACGCCACGATACCGGGAAGGATGATGGTTGCGCGGGCCGGAAAGCCAGTGACGACCACTCAGGTCTTCATGGCTGGGGAGAATGAGTTCGAAAAGAAGTACCGCGGCGGCCAGGCTGAGGATGCGCTGGAAATCGGGAAAGCTGCGAACGCGGCGCGCTCGACGATGGGACGCTTGAGCCAGCTAGAAGGGTTGCTGCGCGATTTCGAGACCGGGAAGCTCGCTCCGGCTCGCGCGACGGCTGCGGCCTGGGCGCAGGCGCTCGGCGTCTCACCGGAGACGATGCAGCGTTTCGGGGTGAATCCAAACGATGCCGTCAACGGGCAGAGCATTGAGGCGATCACTAATGCCCTTACGGTCGGTATGATCGGTTCTGGCGGGTTCCCCGCGAACAACTTTTCCGATGCGGATCGGGCGTTTCTCCAGCAGACAATGCCGCAACTGTCGAAGACGCCAGGCGCGAACATCATCGTTTCGCAGGGGATGCGCGCAGCCGCGAACAGAACTATCGAGCGTGAGCGTAGATGGCTCTCGGCGCGCGAAAAGGGCGTGAGCTACGACCAGTTTTCGAGGGAGTGGTCTGATTACGTCAGCAAGACGCCGATTTTCCCCGCCATTGGCGGAGCGGATGATTACAACAGGCTTCCGTCGCGCTCCGTGTTCACGGACCCGCAAGGCGTCATCAGGGTCAAGCCATGAGCAGCGCAGAGCCTTGGCTTAACGCTCCTCCAGTCGACTCCTTGTCTACTGGCGCTAAGATGCCACAAGCCCGCCCATCGGCGCGCGATCCATCGTCTGTCGATGCCCCGTGGATTTCGGCTCCGACCGCTGCGCAGTTCTCGCGTGGGGCTGAGATGAGGTCCCAGCCGCCTGGGACCAGAATGCCGTCTCAAGACGCCGTAGGCATTGAGGACAGCTTTGGTGGGTCTGCCCCATTCTCGGCCCAGATCAAGGCCGGAATGTCGCCGGACGTTCAGAAGAAAATCAGGATCTTCGCGAACAGCATGAACTTGCCAGAGAGCAGGTTCGGAGTGGTCGATGGGAACATCGTCTATGCCGCCCCCGATGGACAGATAAAGCGCGTGACCCCGTCCGTCACTGGCGCGAACGATCCTGCGGACTTCTTCATGCGGCTCGGCCAATGGGTTGCTTCTCAGCTAGGACCCTCGGTCCCAGGACTCGCCGGGACGTTGGCCGGGGTTGCTGCTTCCGGTAGCGGCCCTGGCGGGGTCGCTGCCGCAGGAGCAGCGGCGGCGGCAGCGGACACCGGCCGCCAAGCGGTCGGCAACTACCTCGCTGGGTCTCCTATCAGCGACATCGACGCATGGAACGTGGCCGGTCAAGGTGCACTCGGGGCGGCCGGGCAAGCCGGTGGTGCCGTCATCAACAGGGTGATGCAGCGCAACCCGCTTGGCGTTCATACTTTCGATCGTGCAGCGGCAAGAGATCCGGCGAGAGTTGCTGAATCCGAAGAACTTGTGAGGGAGGCGCGCTCACGCGGCGTAGACCTATCCGCCGGCCAAGCGACAGGGCTGAGAAGCCTGCAAGCCGAAGAGCGGCGCCTTGGCCGGTTCCCTGAAACGCAAGACCGCATGGCCGAGTTTGTCGAGACGCAACGTCGAAAGCAGGTGCCAGCGGCTATCGAATCGGAATTGGACAAGATCTCGGCGACGCGTGGCGGAGAGGAGGCGATTGACAGTTTCCTTGCCGGCGGGCGCGCTGTCGTGAATAAAGAACTTGCTGCGCGCAGCGCCGCAGCGAGGGTTGCATACGAAAAGGCGCTTGATCAGAGAGCCGATCGGTTCTGGAGCGAACCTATTGAGTCCCTGTTGTCGCGGCCGTCAGCGGAGAAGGGAATCGCCTACGCGAAGTTGATCGCGAAGGAAGAGGGGCGCGACATCACTGTTCCAGTCTACGAAAACGGAAAGCTCGTTGGCCGGGACGTAGTCCCGGACTGGCGGTCCTGGGACTACATCAAGCGCGGCATCGATCGCGTGATCGAGGAGAACACCGACGAATTTGGTCGCGTCAATGCGTATGGACGCACCGTTAAGAACACGAAGACGCAGCTTCTCTCCTTCCTCGACCGTGCGAACCCTGATTACAAGGCCGCGCGAGCGATTTATGGGGACGCAAGCGATGGCGTCGACGCGGTCCTTGAAGGAGGTGTCGGTCTCATCCAGCGCATGAAGGGGCCGGATCGACAGGCGATGGTCGAGAGGATTTTCGGCGCGCGATCGCTGATGCCCGAAGAGGTCGGGCGCATGCGAACGTTGTTCAAGGAAGCGGATCAGTTGGAGAACTGGAACCAAGGAGTCCGCCAGTACATCGCCGGGAAGCTCGACGCCGCGTTGAAGGCCGAGAATGTGCCGCAAGCCTTCTTCAAGTCGATGGAGCAAGACCCGGCGCAGCGGCGCGTTATCCGTGCGGCGATAGGTGATCCAGAAGTCATCGCCGGGTGGGAAAAGCTAATGCGAGTGCTAGACGCCGCTCGCAAGGGGCTCCCGGAAAACTCCCCCACGGCGACCGATCTCCCGCAGATGATGGGGCCGCAGACTGTTGGCGCCGCGGCGCGTGTCATGGGCGCCGCGGCAAGCCCGAGCACGTATCTTGACGCGGGGAACAAGATCGTCGCGGCCATTGATCAGATGCGTACGCCAGGCGCGCGGATCAAGTTGGCTGACGCGCTCCTTAACCCGGATGCTGTCCGCGAGTTGCGCAAACTTCGGATGCTTCCGCCGTGGGGTGAAAAGACGGTGCTTGTCACGTCACGGCTTCTGGAGGCCGTAGGACTCGGCGCTAGCGGGTTGTCGTCCCCGGCTGACGCCGAGATCCCCGACGCTCGCGCCACGACGCCACAAGATCGCTGACGAACAGGATCGGAAGGGCAAGCAGCGGAACGCCGATGGACCGCCCGAGCGTGCTCCGCGGCCCGCCGATGGCGTGTCCTAATGCGAGGTCAACCGCGACCCCGATCACGGCCGCTGCGGTGCAGATCGCCAGGCCAGATTTCGTGTAGTTCCAGCTCAAGGGAATCCCTTTCATGGCTTCTCGGTTCATCTCGCCGCGCGAACAGGTGTTCGACGCGAACGGCCACCCGCTGTCCGGGGCCAAGCTCTATTTCTATACCACGGGCACGACGACACCGGAGGACACGTTCTCGGACCCCGCGCTGTCCACGCCGAACGCGAATCCCGTCGTCGCTGACAGCGCGGGGCGGTTCGGGTCCATCTATCT